CAAGGGTCATTTCTAATGCCTATCCGTAAGGTGAAAGGCGGATGGACCTTTGGCGGCGCTGTATATAAGACTTTGGCCGCTGCCAAAAAATCGTACAAAGCTTATTTAGATAAATCAAAAAGCAGAAAAACGTAATGTTTCACGTGAAACAATTTAGGCAGAGGTTTTATAAGAGGTTTTAGATGGCCGCTTCTAAACCAGCAAAAATAAATGAGAAGTCAGGGGTACAATTCTCCCTGAGTTTCCTCATTCAGATTTTAGCCACTGTAATTATCGCGGTTTGGGGTTACTCTCAGTTGGACGCGCGTATATCGCAGGTTCATAATACGACCGCAACGCACCAAGAGAAGCTACGGGGCATTGAAGTAGAGTTGAAGGAAAACCAGGATAAGCCTATCCCCTCTGATCATGTGCAGAACACCACTCTATTTGCACATGAGAGGGAACTATCGGAACTGAAGGTTAGGCTATCTGCATTAGAGCAGAGATTATACGACAAATTTAAATAGGAAAAGAACATGAACAGGTCTAGCTTTGGTAAGATTACTCAAATGGCAGATCAAATGGACATTTCAAAACAGAAAGCGAGCGGTCTAATGGGCATGGCGAAACGGAAGAACGACGCGGCTGGGTACATGAAAGGTGGTCACGTCTATGTTGTCGCCTTTGGTAGTGAGGATGTTCCCGTTGAATCGGGCCGTAAGGAAATCGAAAGTGACACGGAGCAGTTGATCCAAGGCACGGAGTCTCAGGTTCGTGCCCGGTATTTCAACAACAACGATGGAAAGGGGACTTTTTGAAATGCCTAAAATTGACAAAGGTATGGCCACTAAAAGTGGTGCACAGGCTTTAGAAATAGGTAGGCGTAGAAAGGCTTTTAAGAAAGCTAAAGCTGCGTCTGCAAAGGCTGCTAAACATTATGGAGCGACAAAAGCTTCTCAGGAAAGGAAACCTGATAGTAGTGGCGATGCAAGAGTTAAAGAAGCTCAAAAAGAAATGAGGGCCGCTATAAAGAAGATGTCAGATGCATTTAAACTTTCCGAAAAGGTTCCGTTCAAAAAAGGCGGTATCGCCAAGAAGACGAGGACTTTCTGATGCCTGGAGATGTAATATACAAAAGCAAGGAAGATGCATATGCCTACGCCGAGAAAACTGGCGGTATGGTAATACCTGTTGACCAAGACGGAGATGGTGTTCAAGACGGTCACATAGTTGTCCCTAGGATATCTAGTGAAGGAACTAGAGGGCCGACACCTTCAGAAGTAGCTGGAATAGATCCGGAGGCAGAAGCGGATACAAAGGCTTATTTAGAAGCAGTAGCCGCAGCGGGTGGACCCAGTGAAGAAGACGAACTTGGCTACAGGCAAGGCGGCATGAATTATACCAATCGTGGCCCTGTTAAATACGCCAAAGGCGGCGCGGTTCGTGGAAAAACATTTAGGGGTTCTTATTAAAGTATGGCGGATCCGACAACTTTCGCGTATTGCTTGCTGAAGGCTATTCAAGAAAGAATAACTCTTACTGAACAGTCCATCCTTCAGGGTAGCCCTCGGAGCATGGACGCATATAAACAATTGGTTGGCGAACTTCAGGGACTTGAGTTTTCTGAACGTGAGATAAAAGACCAGTTGCAGAAATCGGAGGAAGAATGAGTAAGACCCTATATGTTCCAGATCATATAGCTAAGAAACAAAAGACTAAGAAAGAAGCAGTAGCTTCCGCGTATGTAAATCAGAAAGATAAGGTTTTAGACCCTTCTTTGCTTGATTTATCGTTAAGTGAGCGCCTTCCGCAGCCCACTGGGTGGCGCATTTTGGTAATGCCCTACGCCGGCAAAGCCACGACAGATGGCGGAATTCACATTCCAGATACGACAAGAGACAGAGAGGCCCTGGCAACTGTTGTTGCTTATGTCCTTAAAGTTGGACCATTGGCGTATCAGGATGAAGGTAAGTTTGGACCCGATTGCGCCCCGTGGTGCAAAGAGGGCCAGTGGGTCTGCATTGGAAGGTATTCCGGCGCTCGTTTTAAGATTGACGGAGGAGAAGTCCGGATAATTAACGACGACGAAGTTATATCGACGATTAAAGAACCCGACGATATTAAACATGTCTAGACATAATAATTTCACATTGTAGGAAATGACATGCCCGAAGAAACTGATATTGAAGTAGGAGATTCTGACGAATCTCCAGTTGACGTGACTATCTCTCCAGAGGGTGACTCTGAAGAAGAAGAAGAAGTACTTTCCAAGGACGACCAAGGAGAAGAGCTTGAAGAGTATAGTACGGGTGTTAAGTCCCGTATAGACAAGCTCACGAAGAGATTTCGAGAAGAGGAACGCCAAAAGCAGACGGCAGTTGAGTTTGCTGAGAGTGTTAAAAAAGAAAACGATGCGCTAAAGAACCGGATTGGGGCTCTTGATAAGGGATATCAAGAGCAGTTTGGGGATCGTGTATCTAGCCAGCTTGATTCGGTAAAGAAAAACCTTAAAGAGGCCCATGAAACTGGCGATGTGGATAAAATTGTAGATTCACAGGAGGCTTTAGCAACCCTGACTGCGGAGAAAGGTCGTCTTCGATCTGCTCAGCAGAGGACTGCGGAACAGGCGCCTCCTCCAGAACAAGCGGCGGCGCCTCCTGTCCAGCAACCGCCGGCAAAAGCCGACCCTAAAGCAGAGTCTTGGGCTTCGGACAATGACTGGTTTGGCCAAGATGAGGTTATGACATACGCCGCCTTTGGAGTTCATCGGCGGCTTATAGAGGATGAGGGATTTGACCCGCAGTCCGATGAGTATTACAGTGAACTTGACAAAAGACTAGTTGATGAGTTTCCTAAGAAATTAGGCAAGAGGATTAAAGTAAACGGGGGAAGTAAGAAGGTTGCGTCAGCCGAAGCTTCCGCATCCCGCAATAAAACTAGTGGACGAAAAACTGTGCGATTAACGCCCTCTCAGGTTGCGATTGCAAAGAGGCTTAATGTGCCGCTTGAAGAATATGCAAAATATGTGAGGGATTGATCATGACTACAGAGAACACAGAACTCCAAAAGTCTACGAGAACGCCAAGAAGCAGCAATACGCGCTCAAAAAAAGCGCGCACGGAACCTTGGAAGCCACCGTCCATGTTGGACGCACCAAATCCCCCCGATGGCTATCAACATAGGTGGATACGTGCTGAAATTATGGGTTTTGATGACCGTAAAAACATAGCGGCCCGCAACCGGGAAGGTTGGGAGTTGGTACGTGGTGATGAATACCCTGATTTTGACATTCCCACTATTGATGATGGCAAGCACGCTGGTGTTATTGGGGTAGGTGGTCTTTTACTTGCTCGGATTCCGGTTGAAGTTGTTGGGGAACGCCAAGATTACTTTCGCGGCATGACTCAGAATCAAATGGCGGCTGTTGATAACGACTTAGCTCGTGAGCAGCATCCGGCGATGCCTATTAGTAAACCTGATAGGCAATCTCGTGTAACTTTTGGAGGCCCTCAAAAAGAAGAGGGCTAGGAGATAGGAAATGGCTAACAGTAATGGAAGCTTTGGCCTTCGCCCTATTAACAAGATGGGCGGGGCAGCTAACTCCACTGCTACTTCTAACTATTCGTTCTATGAAATTGCGAATGGCAACACTGACAAGATTTATCACGGCGAACCCGTGATTCCTCTGTCTACCGGCTTTATTGGCGCTCCCGGCGCTGCTGCTGGTGGCACTGTTGGTTTGTTGGGCGTTTTTCAGGGTTGCGAGTACGTTTCGAGTACCACTGGAAAAACTGTGTGGAGTAACTACTGGCCCGGTTCTGGGGCAGATAGTAACCACCCGGTTAAAGCATACGTCAATGACGACCCGATGCAACTTTATGTAATTGCAACGGACGCGACGTGGACGGCAAAAGCTACGGCTCGTGCCGCAGTTTTTGCAAACGCTAACTTTTCAACCGCTATTACAGGAACAGACGCTACTGGTGTTTCGTTGGGTCGCCTTGCGATCAGCACGATTGCCGCTACGGCTGCTCTTCAAATGCGGATTATGGGTTGGCTTGATGATCCAGAGAATGCTGATTTTGCAGCGGCTGGTATTGGTGCAATCGTTAGGTTGAATAACCACTTCAATAGCAATAACGGCGCTATTGTGGCTGGTACTCCTTCAACCACCGGCGTATAGGAGGATTGAAAAATGGCTATTAGTAGAGCCCAACTAGCAAAAGAGCTAGAGCCGGGACTTAACGCCCTTTTTGGCCTTGAGTATGCTCGGTATGATAACGAATCTGCTGAAATTTATGACACTGAATCTTCAGAACGTGCATTTGAAGAAGAGGTGATGCTGTCTGGTTTCGGGTCAGCCCCCGTTAAATCAGAGGGTTCAGCGATTTCTTTTGATGATGCACAAGAAGCATATACCGCAAGGTATACGCATGAGACTATCGCGCTTGCTTTCTCTATTACGGAAGAAGCAATCGAGGATAATCTTTATGACCGTCTCGCTTCTCGTTACACAAAAGCTTTGGCGCGTAGCATGGCCAACACCAAACAGGTGAAGGGTGCAGCTACCTTGAACAATGCTTTTGATAGCGCGTATACCGGCGGTGACGGTAAGGAGCTTTGTGCTACGGATCATCCTCTTGTTAACAACAATGATCTTCGTAACACACCCTCCACGGTGGCTGACTTAAACGAAACGAGCCTTGAGAATGCACTTATCGACATTGCAGCTTTTGTCGATGAGCGCGGCCTTAAAGTCTCGGTACGTGGTCAAAAGATGATTGTTCCTGCTGCGAATCAGTTTGTGGCAGATCGTCTTCTTGAGACCACGCTTCGTCCTGGTACGGCGGATAACGACATTAATGCTACACGGAACATGGGAATGCTTCCGCAAGGCTATGCCGTTAACCACTACCTTATTGACCCGGACGCATGGTTTATCATGACCGACGCACCTCGTGGCTTTGTCCACTTTGAGCGGATGGCCATGTCTACCAAGATGGAAGGCGATTTCGATACAGGCAATGTACGGTTCAAGGCCCGCGAGCGTTATAGCTTCGGTTACTCTGATCCGCGTTGTGTGTTTGGATCTCCTGGCGCGTGACTAATATACCAGGAGGGGGGAGACCTCCTCCTGGTAGTTTCTGGGATTACATATCCTTAGCGACTGCCCCAGCAGACGCTTACACGACGCTAGGGAATAAAACCTTTGTAAGGAGGAAGCCTCATGGCTAACACGACATTTAATGGCCCCGTTCGTTCTGAGAACGGCTTTGAAGTAATCAACATTAATTCCACTACGGGCGCGGTCACGACTACGCTTGATATTGCCTCTACTGGTGCTATTGCCAACCCCACCGGAATGATCGCCGCTACGGGCGCTAAGACGCAGATGGCAAACGCCTTTGCTGCCGTTATGGTCAAAAACACTCATTATCTTGCTCCCGCAGATGGGAACGCTTGTACGGCGACATTGCCCACTGCTGCAACCTCTACTGCTGGCGACGTGATTATTGTTGATTGGCACGCTGCCATGTCTAACGGCCAAACTCAAAAGTTTGGCACGGCGGGCGAGTTCTTTGAGGTTAATTCGGTAGTGTACAAAACAACCACCGTACTTGCCTTTATTTTTGCAGCGGATGTTGCGGACGGTAGCGCGGACGACTTCCTGAACATGGTTGGTCTAAGCAATGCAGGTCC